TAATTACTCTTTTATTATGTTATCTTCACTTAACATAGATGGTTTCTTTTTAGGAAACTTATCTTTTAGTTGGTCTAACATACCCTCACGAGCAATAACCGTACTAGCTTTCGATGTGGCAAGAGGTGATTTACCTTTAAAGTCCCTCTTTCCATATGACCTATCGACATCTTTTAAACTTTCATGTCCATACTTATCTTTCATATCCTCTCTATCTTTAAACGGGTCTTTTTCACTTCCACCCCATTTACCTTTCGGTCTACCTACTGAGAAATCGTCTTCACCTTCTTCTGGTGGTGGTTCTTTAGCAGGATCTTTACCCTCTGCCTCTATTTGTTCTAAACGAAACTTTTGTTTCGTGTCCTCTACGATTCCATCGTAAATAGTTATTTTTTGTTCATCACTTAAATCAAATATATTATCATATATCCATTTACGACTAAACAATTTACTATCAATTGCCTTTTCAGCAATATCAAGTTGTTGACTCATCAACTCAATTTTTTCTTGTTCGTGAATCATCGATGGATTCTGTAGTTCTAATGTAAAATCAATTAAATCAGAATCATCGAATCCTTGTGAGTAAAGATGGACAATACCAATCTTAGTCAATTCACTTACGATAATCTTTTGTAGTCTTTCTATCGTTCTAGCAAAACGAACATCCTCAGCAGCAAGTGTAGCCTTACCACCACTTAAACCTTCCTCATATCCTAAGAAAGCTTTTGGTATCCTTAAACTAGCCATCAACTTGTTTCGTAGATATTCAATGTCTTCTATTTGGTCATTGTTAGATAGACCTGGTAGAGTGTCAATCTCCGTTCCACTATCTCCACCACGAACAGGTAGAAAGTAATCTTCGGTAACTGACTCTACATTATATTTTAAATTGTTCGACTTCTCTCGGTGGTATGTTTCCAACATCAACCTTAAAAACTCGTTTTTCGGGCGCCCTCATAATTCTGTGAATCAACATAGCGTCTTCCATCAAAGTCAATTGTTTGTATATCTTCCTTCCGTTTTCTAACATTGAGCGCCCGTATGGTAAAAAGTTCGTATCCGATAAAACACGAAAATGAGCCATCTCATAGTTTTCTTTTATCTCTTTTTTCTCCATGTTTATTTCAAACTGAATCAATTGTGGATTAGCAGGATCGTGGTCTTCTAATCTTGTAATATCGTAAGCACTAATTGGTTTAACATTTACAACTCCAAACTTATCTACAATATCTAACTGAAGATAAAAGTCACCATATTTAGTCATGTTACGAATCCAACTCCACAGATTATACTCGATATTAATTACATCATAATATAAGTTGTGTAAAATCTTTTGGACTTTTGTGTTTTCACTTTTTACTTTTAAAATTTCTCCCTCAATATTCGTAACCGTACTTTCGTCTGAATATATGTCAAGAGCAGAAGCAATAATCGGGTCTTGATCCATCAACTCGTAATCTTTGAACAAGTCGTGTTTTCTAACCTCATATGCAGCTCGTCTATTTTGAGCAGCCGAATATGGATTCGAGTATGTATTTTGTATCAACCTCTGATATCGGTCAATAAAATTTGATGTAAGACTTGTTTGTGTAAAATCTAAATCTTTTACCACCAAACGGTCATCATCAGTTTTTCTGATAATTACGTTAGATTGAAATAATCTACCAAGTCTTGTAAATAAATTGTCTGCCATGTTTTACCCCAATAGCCAAGTTAAATCTTC